CCAAAATTGGAAAACCGATTAGTGATAAATATTTTGAATATAAACGTAGTAAACAATCATGGGAGTATTTAAAAGAGCAAGGTGATCCAGAAAAACTATTTATACCTGGACAAATAGATGACAGCTTAAAATTTTACAATAATAAGGTAAATGAATACAAACCAATTTACGATAAAGCATCTAAAAATTATAAAGAAATTACTGATGGATATGTAATTTATCATAAATTTAGATCTGCACAAAAAGATGGTAATATAGAAATTAAATCTTATGTTTTTTATATGGATGATGAACTTAAAGTTCTGAAAATGGAATAATTAAAAATATAATTGTCGTTTGAAATAAATTAAATAAGTGATAGATTTGCAAAGTATTATAAAAACATACTGTTATTATGAAAATAGACGAAGAATTGCAAGCTGCCATTGATGAATCAGTAGCAGCAGCTGTGAAATCAACAAAAGAAAAAGAAAATCCATTTGATACCACCAATAAATCATCATTGGATATCCTTTTCGAATGTGGTAGACATGGATTAGATCCAATGCAGGCCATTAGAATTCTTCGCGGACATATACCACCTTATCTACTCGAAGAAACTGCTGAAGCTATTGCTAATCCCAATTCACCCGAAATGCAAAGCTACAACGATGGTATAGCAAGTGGAGAAGCCGAAATGACTGCTGTACTAAGAAGTAATGCTATAGACGGTAAAAAAGATGCATATAAAAGCATGAATACTGAGGAACGTAAACGCGTAATCAATGACGTTATTCGCAAAAACTTTGGAATAGGAGAAAACTAAACCTATAAGTTGATTATTCATAAAAAAGCCCCTGACAAATCATGTCAGGGGCTTTTTTCATCTCCACATTTTCAACTGTCAACTCTCCACTATCAACTAATTCTGTCCTTTATACGCTAACCGTCCCGCCATATCTTTACATTGAACAAAAGAATAACCGCGTATGATATCGGACGAAATAATCAAAGACAAGTTTGCTACGGATACGCTCCGAAAGGGAGTGAATAAAATATTCGATATCCAAAGCGATGTGGCGCACCAGGTAATGAAAGAACGTACCGGTACGCTGTTCGCAAAACTGAACGAACGAAGTTTTGGTATCACAGGCGCAAGCCAAAAGTTCAGCGTTTCTGTTCGCATATTAAAATACCTACGCTTTAATGATATTAGAAATAATTGGGTATTACGCGGTAAACTTCACCTGTATAACCGTGCCGTTTGGGGCGTTCTGTACGGCGAAACATTACCTGCACTTCGCTACGGTATGACCGACGAAATACGCGCCATTATACGCAAACAACTGGAAGATGCCGGACAACAATTAGAAATAAAATTTGAAATGTAGCACCTCTGTAGAGACGTACCGCTGTGCGTCTCTACTATAACCACAATACAATACTACCGCCATGGCTGGAAAATTAAAAGATGACGAAATAAAATGGATCCTTTCGCTGGATGCTTCAAAAACACAGCAAGAAATTCACAAGGTAACACTTGCTAATAAAGAATTGACTGCATCGAATAAATCATTGCTTAAAGACATGAATGATTTAGTAGCTCAAGGTAGAAAAAACAGTGAAGCATGGAAAAACCTTGATGCTTCGTACAAAGAAAACTCAAAATCTATAGCTTATAATACGCTAAAGATTAAGGAGCATGAAAAAACGCTGGGTTATGCTAATATGACCAAAACACAGCTTATGAAAACTGAGAAAGATTTACAGAAGCAACTTGATAATACTTCTAAAGTACTTCACCCTGAAGAATACGCAAAACTAGAAAAAGAAATTAATGCAGTTGCTCAGGCAAAAGTAAACCTAAAAAGTAAAACGGATGATGTCAGTAATACTTTGAATAAAGGAGCTGCCAGTTTTAGTAGTTTCCTTTCAGCTGCTAAAAGTGGAGATGTAATGGGTATGATTCCTGCTTTGGGAAAATATGCAGCTGTGATTGGATTAGTAGCTGGTGCACTTGCTTTTGTTGGTGAAGTGATGATGAGTACACGTGCTACTTCAAAAGAATTTAAAGCTGATATTGAAGGTTTCACTAATTCATGGGATTATCTATTGAAATCACTTGCAAGTGGTGATTTTTCATTCAGAGGAATGATTGAAGCATTCAATGCCGGGCGTGAATATAAACTTACACTTGGTGAAATTAAAAAGGAACAACAGGCTTTAACGGTAGAGGAAGCTAAGAATTTCAATAAAAAACAAGATTTATTGGAACAACAACGAAATGTGAACGCAGATACAAAAAAACGGTTGGAAGCTGGTAAGGAAATTGTAAAAATGACTGAAGATGAGGCTAAATTAAAGCAAGATATTGCCGATAAAGACTATAAAAATCAAATGAAAAAAATATCATCTTTAACCGGAATGAGCAAAGGTGAATATGAAACTTTCATGGAAAATTATAATAAGAAAGATTTTCAGGCTTTAATGGCATCTACTAAATCTTATTTGAAACATAAAGCGGATCTAGAAGGTATAATGAATACATCCGGATCTACAGGAGGTTCATTTGGTGGAACAAATGCTGTAGCTGGTGCAAATGCATCAAAACAACTGGATGCGCTCGAAGCTAAAACAGGAAACTCAGTAAAAAATATGGCTGCATTCTTCCATAAATATAACAAAACGGTAGGCGATGAAATTGATAGGTTAGTTGAAAAACAAGTGACTTCTATTCGCGTACAAGGTGAAGCAAAGCAGGAACTACAAAGAGTAATCAGAACTAATAATAAATTAGAAAAGGAACTTACCGACGATGAAATAAAAAAACAGGAAAAGCTTAGAAAGAAACTAGAAGATGCTTCAAAAGCAGCTAAAAAGATATTGGATGATCAATTGGCAGCTCGTCAACGTATTTTCGAAGATGCATCAAAACAACTCAAAGCAGAGGAACAAGATAATAACGTTCGTCTAAAAACTGCTGATTTATTTGGAAAAGAATTGGTAAATCTGACGAAAGAGCAGCTGGACGAAAAATTGCGATTGGAAGAATTATATATCTCTAATGTGCAAAAAATTACCATTGATGCCGAAAATGCCCGTTATGCCCGGTTGAAAAAAGATACCGGAATTTCATCGGATAAATCACCCGAAAATAGTGGATTGAAAGGTGAAAAACTAAAAGCATACGAAATAATTTACAAAGAGCATCAAGCTATATTGACTGATATTGTAGTGCAGAGTGAAAAGAAACGCGAAGATATTGAAAGTGCAGTTGATAAAGCCGTTCTAGATTCTCTAAATCGTTCAAATACGGCTCAATTAAAAACAATTGAAGCTACTACCAATGCTAAACTTCAATATGCAAAATCGGAATTTGCCAATGGAAAACTAAACAAAAAACAGTACGATGATGAAGTTGATCGTATAAATTCGGAAGGGCTTGATGCACGATTGCAGGCACAGCAAGAATTCAACGATCTGCTGGCCGGACTCGAAATGGCTGCAACTCCCGAATACATTGCAGCATTACAGGCCAGTCAAAAAGCTGTTGCCGATACTCAAGCGCAAATTGATGATCAGAAGATTAAACAGCATGAGAAATTTGAGTCTGAAAAAAGTAAAATAACTACTAAGTATGCAAAAGGCTCTATACTTGGTGAGTATGAAATAAAGAAAGCAGCATTACAAAAAGAGTACGACGAAGGTCTACTTTCCGAACAAGAATTTCAGGACGAAAAACTGAAATTAAAACTCAATGCAGCTAAAAAATTTACGGACCAGGTTGGTTCACTTGTTACCGCTGGATCCAATTTTGTTACAGCCCTGCAAAGTGCCGAAACAGCAACCGTACAAGCCGATTACCAGAAACGACTTGCCGGACTAAACGAAAGCGATGCTGATTATGCAGCTAAGAAAGAAAAACTGCAACACGACCAGGCAGTGGCCGAACTCGAAGTACAAAAGAAATATGCCGATGCTCAGTTTGGTATTCAGGTAGCACAAATTGGCGTTGCCACTGCTACCGGTATAATGAATGCATGGTCTACAGCAATGGAATTGCCGGCACCATTTAATATCATGGCCGGTGTAGCAATGACTGGATTACTTGTTGGTACAGCTGCAGCACAAGTAGCAGCTGCAGCAGCTGAACGTAATAAAATTAAATCGATGACTGTTGATTCTTCAAGTAGTTCATCGAGTAGCTCAAGCAATAAATCCGGTGAAGTGGTGGTAAATAACCCCGGATTTTCAGATGGTGGTTATACTGGTGATGGTAACAGATTAGAGGTTGCAGGAGATGTACATAGAGAGGAATATGTAGTAGCACCTCAAGAAATGCGTAATCCTGTTACAGCATCCTATGTTCGTAAAATAGACAATGTAAAGCAGCAACGCAGCAAGCGAAACCCGCTGCCTGCAGGTTTTGCCGATGGTGGATATACGGGTGATAGTAATTCTTCAGGAAATAACGGAAGTAGATATGATTCATTTATCGTAGGGCTTGAAAATTGGCTTTCTGAATTGAAATCAACCAAAATAGAAGCGGAAATAAATTATTGGGAGTTTAAAAAATCTTCGGCACTTGCTGAAGAATACAAAGGATTGGGGGCACGCAAATGATACGATTAATAGACTACGAAACCGGGCATGATTACGATTTGCCCTCTAAATTCAAACTGAGCATAGAAAAAGTAAATCCATTCTTGAGCAAAGAAGGAAGTACATCGCTTTCTATTTCATTACCACCAACCGATATTAATTTCAATGTATTGGGATATCCTTATCGTACCGATAGAAGATATAAATACTTACCAAAGCGAAAAATCATTATCAATTCCGGATTGTACCAACGCCCGGCAACATTGCAAGTTACTTCCGCTTCGCGAAACATGATAACGGCTACATGTTTGTTCGGAGAATCTATTTTCTACTCGCAAATGAATGAAGTTACTATGCCGAAAGTATTTAGTAATGTAGTGCGCGATGATTTCAATTTGCCATATAATCCTAAAATATTAGCATGGCTTAATTACTTTGAGAAAGTAATGATGGGTGATGAAGTAGATGACTTCTTTGTATTTACTGTATGTACAAAAATGGAAAGCCGTACAATTACTCTTCCGGCTGCTGGTGAAATTGCATCTTCAAGTTTCACATACACAAAATACTATTTACTTAATGCACCTCTTATTGATCTTAATCACTTAATATATGATGAAAATTCGAATCCTTATTTTCCTCTTATCGCTAAAAGTGTACAAACTGATACAATAGACAATATTACTGCTGATTATCCAATTGGATATAATGTTACCCCATTCCTGAAGCTATCGTATGTACTTACACATTTGTTTCAATATTTCGGCTATACGCTCAATCAGGACTATTTGACTAAATATCCCGATTTACAAAAAGAGGTAGTGCTGAATAATACTTGTGATGCAATTATGACTGGAGTACTTCATTACGAACACCTGGTACCTACCGGCACGGTAAATGATTTTTTGGATGGAAT